GTATACATTTCGGATTATTGATGCGCTTCGTGTTGAGCGGAGGTCTAACCATGCGCTGCTGGTCAATTCCGCTTCGCTCCATGCCAGAGCTATTTGTTCTAAATTAGTCGTCAGCCGTGAATAGTGCCTCGCATACGCTTATCGTCACTGCAAATATCACGATAAACGGCGATAGCGCAATCTTCCCGAAGAGGTTCATGTGAGATTTTGACCCGAAGGTGCATTCCCACGGTAGGATTATTCTTTCTTTTTTAGTCATAGTGTTATTGTCCCGTTTAGTGTTATTTATTTAGAACCAATCAGCTCTGATCAATTCCGTTCGTGCCTCACTTCATGTCAGGCTTTAGCGTTACAGTAATAGTCGCACTAATACCATTAGCGTGGGGATGAGTGGTATTATGAATAAAAACACCACAGCACATATAATTTCCTCGGTCTTCATAGTTACTTCTCTTCATTCTGCGGATTCTACAAAGTATGGGACTATGAATTTTGAATCCTCATATTTAGAGTAACCAAATAGGTCGTTACATAGGTATGGGGAAATCCAGTCGATAAATAAGTCAATTTCACCGTCATAGTTCTTGAACTCACCAATAAGCATTATGTTAACCCAGCTCATGTCGTCTTGGTTATTTATGAAGCTTCTGCCGCTCCTAGCCATAATATCCCACCTCAAGGTGCTGAAGAATGAATGATCTGGTATTGCTGCTGGCTCTCTATAGTCAATCCCCGCTATGTGTGCCAGAACTGACAGTATATGATCATAGTCTTGATGGCTCTTGTCTATGCTGAATTTCAGCGCGAAGTTTGTATATATTCCCATTGTTTAGTAACTATTGTTTAATATGAAATAAAAAAAGTCAATAGGAAAAATCAATAAATGCGCTTATCAACACATTTCAATATAAGCTTGACAATGCTTTTGTAGTTATCTAGCAGTTGGACATAAATATGTACTAAAACATGTACAGGTATGTCAGAAGAACTACAAATAGAAACTAAAAACTATATACTGAAAGCCTTAAAGAAGGCTCAAGATAATGCCGGGGGCGCTAAAGCATGGTGCCATCGTGATCCTGTTTTGTGGTGTAAGGTTGCTTTGCATGTAATGGAAAAGCCAAGTTCGGCTTACCAGTTTTATGAAAAAGATAAAATTTGCACTAAAAACGTATATTACGACATTCAAAAAGAAATATTTGAAGATCCAGAATCACAGATAATTCGTAATCAGTGGGCCTCTGAAATTGCGTGTATTCAATTCTTGGGAATAGATACGTTTAAAAAATCGCAAGAAGATTACTCAAAATCGGTCGAAGAAGGTAATATAACTATCGATGGCAATGAGCTATTTAAACAAGCAAAGACTATGCAAGCGTTTAACGATATTCATAGTAAACTTACGGGCAATAATGTGCAGAAACACGTAGTTCAACACGTAGTAAGTCAGGAAGATTACGAAGATAAGGCTAAAAAGCTTCGTGATAAAATCAAAGCTAAACAAGCAAAGCAAGCTCAAGTAGAAGCTATAGACGGGGTTATGGAGGTAAATTAATATGAAGAATATTTGGATATTTGGAACAGGAAAGACAGACATTAAAAGTCGATACAACATTAACCAATTCGAGGTAGCTGGCGAGACATTCGTAAAATACTGGAGCCATAGTCAGATGAGAAACAACATGAATCTTCTGGAGGGATTTCAGCGTCCACACGTAATTATCAACACATCTAAGCCATTCCCAGAGCTTGAGAAGCGACAGAAGTGCATCCCCCGTGAGGTTATTTTAGATTTATACTAGATGGAACTGGAATACAAAGAACATCCAATACTTAAGCCTCCATCTGATGAGGAGCAACTTTGGATGATTGAAAATGACACTGAAGCTTACCTTCAAAGCATTCAGCTTCACAATGACCGCATTGAGGCTTCTATCATTGATCCTGTCTACCATAGCTTTGTGCTCCCACAGCAATTCAAGGTGCGTGAGATGCTATGGAAGGACGTTATAGATGAAGTATGGGTGCTAGGTGGCAACAGGTCGGGCAAGAGCCGTAGCGCAGCGTGGATGGTCATGCAAGCCCTATTAGAGAACCCGAACACTGAAATTATCTGTTGGGCGCAGAACGAAGATGCATCTGTAGAGCGCCAGCAGCCGTATCTATGGGAAATGATGCCCCAAGAGTTTAAGAAGAAGCAGAAGGACGATGTTGCGAAGATCAACTATTCAAAGGCTACTGGATTCACTGGCAACAAGTTCATTCTCCCCAATGGCTCTGTCTGCTATTTCAAATTCTACACACAGTTCCAGAACGATGACTCCGTAATTGAGGGTGCTAAGTTAGGTGCTCCAATCCGAGATTGTAAGTTCATTAACATCGGAACATGGTGCGATGAGTATCTTGGAGATGAAACATTGCTCAAACGCCTCCGTAGTCGTTGCGGTGACTTCGATGCTAAGATTCTCGTCACCTTTACTCCACTCCGTGGCTACACTCCCACCGTAGGAAGCATGTTGGACGGTGCTAAGACCGTCGAGGCGCTCCCTGCGTCATTGCTAGATGGAGAACTCATGCCTTACGTTCAAGAGCCTTCAGGACGTGATAACATGGCAATTGTCTACTACCATTCAGAGCGCAACCCATTCTCTAACTGGAAGCGTCTAGCTCGAAATCATGCCAATGCTTCTGTGGAGGAAATCAAAAAGGTTCTCTACGGCTATCCTACCAAGTCACTTACTGCAATGTTCAATACATTCGACCAAGTGGCGCATATTTATGATCCAGAAGAGGAGAATTACGATTTCGCTGACGGAACTTGGACAAACTATCAAGTGATTGATCCTGCGGGAAAGAAGTCATGGGCGTGCGCGTGGTTTGGCGTTAATCAAAACGGAGATGTTCGGCAGTGGGCAGAGTGGCCTGATCGTAACACTTATGGGGAGTGGGCAGTAGAAGGCAAGGCGACCGTTCGTTCTGATGACTCTGTAACATGGAAGAAGGGTGTAGCGGCAGAAGATTGTGGAGGAATGTCACTATCTGCTCTAAAGATTGAGTGGACTAAGGTTGAGCATCGCATTCCCATATATGAACGCATCATTGACATTAGATTTGCCCACAGTCCGAAACAGACTGTGGATGACGGAGAGCGCACATTACAAGACGAGCTGTTCGATATGGGGATAAATACTGTTCCGAGTTTTGGAGCTACTGAAGACGTTGGCATCCCTAAGATTCAAGAATGGTTCTCGTATGATAATAAGCAACCCTTCCACAAGTTTACGAACTCTCCAAAATTTAGAATATCAAAAGACTGCGGGAATTCAATCTTCAGCGACATGAACTACTGCCAAAATGGGAAGAAGGACGAAGCATTGAAGGACTTCATTGATCTTCAGCGATACGCAGCAACGCACGAAGAGGGCTACGGGATAAGCTTTGTGGCACATGGTTCGGTAGGATTTAAACGAGACAACATGGGATACTAATTATGGAAATCGAAGACAAAAAAGAATACACATGCAAGGAAATCGGCTTATACTTAGATATGACCGCTATGCTCATTGGTCGAATCCGTAACGAATGTTGCGACAAATCTGACCTTTCTAAAGATGGTAAAAAAATTCTGAAAACTGGATTGCAGAAAATTTGCAACTTCCTAAAGCGAGAAATGAATTTGATTGAAGATGGAAAACCAGACATTGTCCGGGTACAGGTAATTAAGCAGCAATGCCCAAACCCTAGACATCTTTACGCTAAAGACTTAGAACGAAAGATGAAGTGTGCTGTAATGATTCCGGCTAAAGATAAAGCACGTTTAAACAAAATTGGAACTATTTTACAAGTAGAAAGAATTAGTCAAAACGCAAACTTTAAATATCTATGGACACGAAACACGAAGAAATTAGTTCACATGCAATAAGTCAAGCTACTGAATTATGGGCAATAGTTAGAATGTTTGAAGAAAACAAGGTGCATGTGCCTCCAGCAAGTTTAAGCTGGGATGAACTCAATGATTTAATTGGATTATCTGGCGAACTCAAACGAAAGATGCTGCAAAGGATTAGGGAGCGCCTGTCACGCGACGTGATACACTCTAAGAATAATGACTAATAACAAAGGAAAGGGGGACCAACCCGAAATTTATTTTGAAGAGGATTCCTTTGACTACTCAAAGTTTTTAGACGTATACAATAATGACAATACTGATTTAACTGCATATCGACAGAAGACTGCAAAGAATCGTGATCTTCGCAGAAACCGATGGCCTGGAAAGACAGATAACTTAAAAAAGTCTTCTGGCACTGCATTTCCATATAAAGGCTCATCCGATACGGAAGTCTATACTATAGACAAGGCTATTCAGAATCATGTTGCGATGTGTATGAATGCCTTGCGCCGATCTAAGATCATGGCGTATCCAAGAGAAGCCTCGGACGTTGAACGCAGCGGCGAGGTTTCATCATTTTTACGCTATATGCGTGATGGTGGCATTAAAAATTTCTATCGCGAGATGGAGCTTGCCGCCTCCTATGGTGCTGAGAAGGGCATTATGGTGACATATACTGGATGGGAAGAAAAGAAGCGTCCAGTTCTAAAGCGGTATGATTTAGATCAGCTACTAAAGTCACTCCCAGAGCTTGAACCGACAATGGCGCAGAGTGCTCAAGAGTTCATTGAGATGCTATCTGACGAGGATCGGGTAGACGAGATTTTAGAAGTATTCAATTCGGTTGACGGATGGGATATTAACGAGAAGCGCGTCAAGAAAGCACTTCGACAGCTCAGGAAGGAAGGAGTAGCAGACATTCCTTTCATTTCCTCAGATGGTGGCTCTTTCGATGTTCAGACCAAAGCACCCGACTCTGACGTGATTCTTCCAGTTTTTACCATGAACCCACAGGACGCGCCTCGCATTCACATGCGTATGCTGATGACTGGACAGGATGTTCAAGCTGCTGCTAGTTCCGATGAATGGGATCAAGAGTGGGCTGACTACATGGTTCTCAATCACACTGGCATGAGTGCTAGTAAGTTCCAAAACCCGAATCACTCGACAAACTGGAATGTAGGTGCTGGTCGTAGCAGTAGTCCCATCTATACGTCAGCTGGAGAGGCTAGAGACTTTATTGAGGTAGTCTATACCTACGAGCGACTAATTGACAAGGAGGACGGCGCAGAGGGCATCTACCTTACTATTTGGTCGCCAGATTCAAAGGGTGCTAATGAAGGTGTTCCAGACTACGCTAAGCGTACATTGCTGAGTGGTCGCAAGACATTCCCATTCGTCATCACGCCTCTGACATACGAGGCTAAGACACTTTACGATTCGGTAACATTCCCAGAACTACTCAAGGCAGCACAGAAGACCAAGAAGGTGCTTCGTGACGGTTATATTGACGAGCAGCAATGGTCTGTGTCGCCTATGATGTGGGGAGGGCCTGGAGTTGATCTTTCGCAAGTAGGGCCTGGGGCTAGAGGTAATGGCCCTACTAACCGCAAGCCCGAGTTTATCATTAAGGATTCTAAGTTTACCCCGAATATTAACCTAGATAAAGTAATTACAGACGAGTCTAGTGAACATATTGGCCAAAACCCAGAAAACCCATTAAGCCAGCAGCGCAACCAGCATGAGATTAATAAGTTTTTGTATCACGCTCAAAGTGTTTTAGCCTCTGAGTATGAAGTGTACAAGCTAGAAGGGCCAGAGAAGTTATTTTTCCGCGTCACTGGAACTCGCGATGGGACTGAGTTCATCAAGGACGAAGAAGAAACTGAGATGGACATTCAAGTGAGTTTCAATACTCTACATGACGATCCAGACTGGCTGAAGAATACAAATGATGTGCTCAACTCGCTCAATGATCCATCTGGCCTAATTGACTCAGACAAGAAAAACCTTTGGATTATGAGTGGCATTGACCCTATGCTTGCAGAATCGGTGACATCGCCATCTGAGCAAGGTTCGGCTAAGATCATCGCGGAGACTACCGACGACATCACTAAGATGCAAGCTGGAATCGCAATGGGCGCACCGCAGAATGCACCGCAAGCACGCATGAAGATTGTAGCTGATTACGAACAGTCTCCATCTGGTCAAGCTAAGGTGTCTCAAGACATAGTGTTCCAAGAGCTATTACAGGAATACATGAAGCAGTTGCAATTCCAGATCGACCAAAGCCAAAACGCGGAGATTGGCCGCTTAGGAACAGCACCAGCAGCAATGAACTCAACAGTAACCCAAGGCACAAATGGAGCAGCATAAAGTAAAATCTAAAGATTGGAACGATGTTCTACGATACTTCGCGGAGAACCAAGAGTTAGGTGCTGCATTTTACAATCATTTTGAGTCTAGGCGCGATGAACTAATTGCAATTCAATGGACTCGGACAGACCCAAATTTTGATAAAAAATGTCATCATGCAGCGCAATTTATTCAAGTTGAAATTTTAGATGATTCCGGTCTAAAGCATCTTACGCGCAAATAATGGTCACACTGTATGCTATAGTATTTTAAACGGTAAACACCTTTCCCGTAAATAGGTAGATTATGACAGATACAGATACAGCGGATACCCCTGAAGCCGCAGAACAAATACAGGCGGTAACAATAGATGCACCGATGACAATTGAGGAGGCTCAAAAACAAGTTGAGGCTCGTCAAGCAAAGAATCGAGGCGAAACACCAGAAGCGGAAGTAACTGAACCAAAGGCAGAAGTCGAAGAGGAAGTTGAAGAAGTGGAGGAAATAGCCGAAGAGGAGGAATCGGAAGCAGATGAAGGAGTTCTTTCAAAGTTTGATTTAGAATCTCTCGATGACGATCAACGCGCAGAATTAGCTATTGAACTTGGTTCTGGAGCTGGTAAGGCAATCGGTAAACAAAGAAAGGAAATTCGCGAACTCAAAGCTAAGCTAGAATCAGCGGAAAAAGCCAAGGAAGCAGCTATTCAGCTTGCCCCGAGTGCTGACCTTCCATTTCCGGAATTACGGACAGTCAAAGCAGTTGAAACGAAGATCGAGCAAATTGACGAAATGCTCACCGAATGGGGTGATCGTATGACATTTGAGCAGACGGAAAAGTATGACGAAGCATCTGGAAAGGACGTAAAAGGCGTTGAAAAAGATGGTCAGTTTTACCCACTTAAGCAGCTTAAAGAATGGCGCGACAACCACCGCAAGGCCCTAAAAGGGCTACGCTCCCAAAAGGCAAGTGTTCGTAAACTTGAAAAGTTATTCGACGATGAAGACGTAAAGATTGAGACTAACAAGGCCACTCTTGGCATTGTAGAAGGAAGTAAAGCTTCTGAAAAGTACGAGTCCTATCTAAGCGATCCTCAGTTTGAGATTCTGAAATTTCAACAACCAGAACTAGCAGCAAAGCTAATTGATGTGTATGCACACGCAGCACTACAGGAAAGCGGAGATTCTAAGAACAAGCCAGCAAAACGTACTGCGCCAAAATCGAAGAATAGCAATAGCATTCCAAAGGGCGGTATAGGGAGACCATCAAATCAAGCTCAAATATCTGTATTACATAAAACTGCCCATGACGGGAATTTAGACATAGCGGTGCGACGAAAAGCCGCAGCCGACTTAAGAAAACTTAAATCACAATTACGATAATATAATATAATATAATGGCTTATTTAGATACAGCAACAGATGCTCAACCTTCCGGGTTGACCACAAATCGCGAAGAACTTGTTCTTGATGCAATGCTTCATACAGCAACTACTGCACCATACAAGGGTTCGCTACCTACCATTGCTTCAAGCAATGACCAACCACGGGTATTTATGGATGACTTGGCAGCAGTTTCTGCCGCTGGTCACATTGAAGGAAACGACACAGACGGTGGAGGCGATCAATTCACCAACGTAGGTGATTACAGGGGTCAGTCTCAACGCTGGGTTCAAACTGGTAGTGTTACCGATGAGCAGAGTTCTAAAGACTCTGCTGTAGGTGCAGACCTTGAAGGCACTAAGCAAAAGCTGCTTAAACAGTGCATGAGAAACATTGAGCATACGCTTGTTTCTGATCAAGATAAAATTGCTAATGTCCCTAATACCACAGCTGGTATTACTGAAGG